ATACAGAAGTTTGTAGAGAAGTACAATGCGCTACCTACCAAGTCAACGCTTGAGATAGAGATTGATACAAGGCGGGACTTGAACGAGAGCGACATCAAACGTGTATTGGATGTAGTTAAAGAATTAGAAAATGACAAGGATGTGAACTTTGAGTGGTTAGTGGACACCACAGAGAGATTTTGCAAGGATAAGGCGATATACAATGCGATTGTTGAAGGAATTCAAATCATTGATGGAAAGGATAAAGAACGAGGCCCTGATGCAATTCCTTCAATACTCACAGACGCCCTGGCCGTTGGCTTTGATAATAGTGTCGGCCATGATTATTTACTGGATGCAGATGCCCGATATGAGTACTACCATACGATAGAGGAGAAGATTCCGTTTGATCTGGACTTCTTCAACCGTATCACCAAGGGGGGATTGCCGCCCAAAACATTAAACATCGCACTTGCGGGTACTGGTGTTGGGAAATCTCTGTTCATGTGCCATGTCGCAGCAAACTGTATGAACCAAGGCAAGAACGTCCTGTACATCACCCTAGAGATGGCGGAAGAGCGCATTGCTGAACGGATAGATGCAAACCTCATGAACGTGACTATGGAAGACTTGCACAGTCTACCCAAGAAAATGTATGACAGCAAGATCAATAAGATCATCAAGGAGACTAATGGACAGCTGGTGATCAAGGAATATCCTACTGCATCCGCACATTCCGCACACTTCAGGGGATTGATCAAGGAGCTCGCAATCAAGAAGAGCTTCAAGCCAGATATCATCTTTATTGATTACCTGAATATCTGTGCATCATCACGATTCAAGGGAGCCGCTAATGTTAACTCGTACATGTATATCAAATCGATTGCTGAGGAGCTTAGGGGACTTGCAGTTGAGACTAACGTCCCAATTATGTCGGCAACACAGACCACTCGATCAGGATTCAGCAATTCCGATGTGGGCCTTGAGGATACCAGCGAGAGTTTTGGCCTGCCTGCTACGGCTGACCTCATGTTTGCGCTCATCTCTAACGAAGAGCTTGATGCGGTAAATCAGATTGCAGTCAAGCAATTAAAGAATCGATATAACGATGCTAACATCAACAAACGATTTGTTATAGGAATTGACCGTGCAAGGATGCGCCTCATGGACTTAGATGAGGATGAACAGAAGGGCCTTGCAGATTCCAACCAGACAGAAGAGGTGGATGATTTTGAAGCACCCACATTTGATAATACTGACTTCGGGGAAGGGTGGAAGGTATGAAGCTGATTGATGACTATCTGGAGCAGGATGATGTCGATGCACTCAACAATCTGCACATAGATTATGCAAAGGTGCATTGGATAGGTGCTGAATCAGACCCGGCCACCAATCCACTAACCAAGCTGGCGCACTCTACCAAGAAATACCTAAAGAGCTGCGCACTAGGTGCAACCATATGGTATAACGTAAAGCCTACTGATCTTGCATGGCATAACGACATATTATCCTATAATGATAAATATCCCATTAACCAGCTCCCTGAGCTCACGTTTATATACTATATGAGCGTGCCAGACAAGGGCGGCCTTCTAGAGTTCGGGGGAAAAGAATGGAAGGGGCGCACAACAGTTGAGCCCACTCCCAATAGGCTTGCATATTTTGATGCAACAATGATGCACAGGGTACAAGAATATGAAGGCAATCAGGTATCAATCGGCATGGTATGGTGGAAGGCCACACCAGATAGATATGAAGAGCAGAAAATAGACGAATATAAGGTATTAGAGGAGGTATAACGATGAAAAGAATTAAAGAGGACCAATACGCCTTCATTACAAAAGATGGTTATGGGCACCCCGCTGTGGTGATGCTAGAGGGTATATACAAGGATGTTGCGTGGGGATACACTAGTGTAAGCATTCCAAAGGTAGATGAATTGAAAGACAAAGCATCCTTGACATGGCAATTCGAGATACTGGACAATGCAGGAAGGGAATGGGAAGAGTTCAAGAATCAAACATTCGTAGACCTTATGGGTGATATACTGTCTGATCAAATAGATGATCAGCTAGAAACAGGAAAGCTACAATTCAATGATAGATAAAGAGCAAATCATAACCAATCTAAGGGAAGTGTTTGATCCTGAGATTAGTATCAATGTATATGATCTAGGATTAATATATGATATAGATATAGACCAAGAAAACAAATGGGTTAATATAACACATACATTGACCAGTGCATTCTGTCCGTTTGCAGATGCAATAGTTCAAGACATATCAGCCGCAGGATATAAGAATCAAGAAGTTCTCAACGTAGAAGTGATTACCACATTCGATCCCCCATTTTCAATGGATAACGTGCCAGAAGAAACAAAGATGATGATGGGATGGTAATGAATTGCTTAGGATTATTTTTAGCGGTATCAATACACTTGGGTCTTGAAGAAGATTATAATAATATACATCCACACGTAAGATGCACAGTGGACAGCTACATAACAGGTGTGTACTACAATTCAGAGGATAGTATCAGTGCATACGCAGGGAAAGAATTCCAACTGACTGAGAATGGTAAGTTAGAGCTAGGACTAGTAACAGGATACAAGTCGCAAGCTATACTGCCAATGGTGAGATACAAAATTGGGAGATGGTTCATATCACCTGTATACGAAAAACATAATGGCGAAGAGAACTACGGTGTAGTTCTTGGTTGGGAGTTTGGTAAATGATGAGCAACTTTAGATTTATTGAGAAGAATATTGATGTATCTAATATACTAGCAGATATTAAACCAGAAGATGAAGTGAAAGGCTGGCGGGATAGAACAGAGGAAGAGCAGCTCGCTGGTATAGAGATGCTGAGAGAAAGACGAATAGAGAGGGAATGATCGATGCTCTCACAAGATATATGGACACATGAAGAACTTCAAAAAGAAATAATCCGTGTGCTGAAAGAGAATAACGGAGAAATGAAACAAGAAGAGGTATGCGATATATTAGGAATCGTTCCATATGATATTCCTTGGGGATACAACATAGGATGGGCCAAATATTTACAGGTGAATCAAAAATATCATCTCATATTATCAGGAAATTACAAAGTGCGGAAGAAAACTCCATAGTATCCCATGAATACCCATGAAATCCCATATATTAAAAAGATTAAAATAAACATAGAAAGGTGCTGAGGATAATGGGTTAAAGTCTCCCACACTTCAGCATTTATTTCACCATATCCTCAATTATATTACAGAATAATGCAGAAATGACTTGACAATCCCTTGACAACCTGTTATACTCTGCTTGTAGGATGGTTATTGAGACATTAGATCATATAGTAATGTCTATATATGGTATGTGTCATACAGAATCACCGGGTGTATGAAAGCACTACACACAAGATGTTGATATTAGAGGATATGAGAGATGATGACTGAGCAAGAATACAGAGACATGTATGCAGAGTATTGCATGGAAGGTGGCTCCCGTATGACTGAGAGGGGCTTCATGGAATTCAAGGCATGGCGTAAGAAAGTAGAAGATTTATTCGATAAACGCTCAGATTCTTCTTGACAAACCCTATTTCGTGTGTTATACTTAGGTATAATCAAGAGAGAGAGTTGATATGACTATAGAAGAATACAAAGAGATGTACAAAGAGATGTGTGTCGAACGGCTTGTCCCGGTTGGTAAGGACAAAGACCTCGCCTTCGCAGAGTTTGTTGCTTACCGTAAGAGGGTTGAGAAATACTTTGATAATATGAAAGATTCTACTTGACAATACCCTTTGAGTATGGTACTATAAAGATAATGGAGAAGGGATGATTGTTCATCCCCTGAGAGACTTCTGGAACAGGGTTCGCCTGTTAGGTCATATGACACTGCTAGTCTCCCTCAGATAGGATTAATAGAATGACTAAAGAGAAGAAGAGCTTTCCTTGGGATACCGTACTGACGCTTGCCATGGATACTGATAAGATGACTGTTAAGGGCACGAATATCGAGGTTGTGTGGTGTCCTATCACTAAGATGTATTGGGAGGTTTAGTATGACTCTTGCTGGTAAGGGTTACACCACAGACGGCGTTCCTGTCTACCTGTGGGCGTATGGTGGGTATGAGTATGCTGTAGAGGTAAAGAAGGGTACATTCACTGAGACTGAATGCCTTGATTGCTCCTATGAGGATGCTGTGGATAAGCTCAAAGAGCGTGCTATTAATGGGTTGACATTATATTGATGGTATGATATAGTTAGATATACTCAGAGATACATCATGAATGGCCTTAAGGGGTTAATATTAACCTCTCTCGTATATTGCTGAATAGCTAAGTGGGCTGATGTATCTCTCTTTTATGTTGGTGGAATATTCCATCTTTATGGGGAGTCTGGGGAAGCGTATGACATAAGCTTGTGAGAGCATATCAAGGTGGCTCACACTACCTAGCAGGGGGTTCGATTCCTCCTCTCTCCACATTATATGACTAAAGGGGGGTTAGAACTGGGAAAGCTTTGACAGACTACAAACCCCCATAGT